TGCTTTATAAGCGTTCCAAGAACCTCAACGCTCGGGGATGTTCGGCATCGGCGGCAAGACACGACATGGAATCAATTGCAATCTCTGACGTTTCGATAAGTTTCTTGATTCGCTCTCTCGCATAACGATAATCCTCTTCGGTCTCGTCTACAAGCTGGGCATCACTTGGACCAATCAAGGAATCAACCATGCAAGTTCGTCAGAAGTCTTTTTTACCTCGTCCAGATTCTTCTGTAACGCGGCGACCATATCGTCCTTTCTACTCATAAAGTTATTTATACCCTAGTTTATGGGGAATCATCCCATACGTTTTCTGGGTCAGGCGGTTCGCCAATTTCTATTACAACTGTATGCGAATCTTTTGTATCAGATCGTGATCCAGTTCTAACCCTCACACCCGCGTCGGTATACTTGCCACGGCTATCCAGGTCGTAAAAGGAAGTATCAACAGACTTGATAATACTTGAGGTACCTGGGTTACTTATAAATTTTGTTCGTGCACTAAAGGTTAGTGTGTATACTATTAATCGCCGAGAAGATTCGAAATCGCCTTCGTACCCGTCTTCGCTGCTAACACCCGTTAAAACAATAGGAACATCGGTTACGCTCTCTGGTCCCTCAAGACCTTTAACGCTTAAGGTATAAAGCGGATTAAAATTAACAAGTATTTGTTCTAAAATCTGCAGCGCTTCATCTTGCCCTCTTGACATAATATTCAGCGAAAAGTCAAGGGTATACGGAGCGCTTTGACGAACCTTAACTCGATTTCCTTCGCTATCGGTCTGAATTGTGCTATTCATCCGATTTAATTTGGTAGCCTGATCATAGACCAAACCAGTCATTTCAAAACTCATACGAGGTAACTCCAATGCCACACTATTTTCTATTCCAGCCTTAATTCTTGCAAGAAACTTTTCCTTTGGCGCATAAGAAAGAGGGACACGTTTAACGCCAACCATCTTACCAGCTGTAACCTGCGCTACCTCAATGTCATTAAAAAGAGTACCAAAGACCGACACCATTTTCTTAACCGTGCCGTTATAAAAATATGAATGGCCAAGCATGTTATGAATCTGGTTTAGTTCCAATCACTGTACTGTTCTCAGTGACTCTTACGCCTGCATCTACGTATACTCCGTTTGTATCAAAGTCGTAAAAGAAAGTATCTACAGTTTCAATAAGACCAACCGTTGAAGGGTAAAAGGAAAATTTCGTTATGAGATTAAATGAAAGTGTATACACAATCAGGCGACGGGAAGATTCAAAGTCGCCTTCGTACCCATCTTCAAATGTTACCCCTTCAAGAGCGATGGGTATATCCGTTTTACTCTCAGGTCCTTCAAGACCTTTAACTGTAACCGTATAGTTAGGATTAAAGTGAGGAAGTATTTGTTCTAAAATCTGCAGCGCTTCGTCCTGCCCTCTTGACATAATGTTTAACTCAAACGAAAGTTGATAAGGAGCGCATTGCCATACCTTAACTTTGTCACCATCAGAATTTGTTTGAACGGTGCGATTCAAACGATTGAGTTTGGTCGTCTCATCGTAAGAAATGTCGACCATTTCAAAGCTCATCCGCGGGAGCTTTAGAGCAATATCATTTTCAACATCAGCTTCAATTCTTGCAAGAAACTTTTCCTTTGGCGCATAAGCAAGAGAAACTCGCTTCACACCAATCATTTTTCCTGCAGAGATGTTGGCTACCTCAATGTCATTAAAAAGAGTACCAAAGACTGCCACAATCTTTTTCAGGGTTTCATTATAAAAGTATGATTGACCGAGCATGCTTAGAAGTTAAAAGGTTCCCCGAATGGATTCTCTTCAGTGAAGTCAAGAAAATCATTGGCATTAACTGTTTGACTAAACGCTGAGTTCTGTGCGGCTGGATCACTTGGGAAAAGCTCGTCGTCATCAGCGGTACCATCATCTATTGTATTAAATCTGCTGACCGTAACAGATGCTCCACTCGTAGCACCAACCATGATCGTATTAACGGTGATGGCGTGATACTTACCGTCGTTAAACGTTGGCAGGCCAATATGTATTCTTTCCAGCTCGGGAGAGTCGGTAGTCGTTTCATACTTAAAGAACTCGCACGAACCTGTTACCCCACTTGGAAGCGTAAAGTTTAAGGTTTCATTAGCTTCCAACTCTTGAACTGGCGAATCATTATTGGTATATTCAACAACCATGTGATTACCGTTGTCTGCTTGAATCACATCAATCTCTCCAATGCCTGTATCAATTTCTTGACTTTCGTATTCAAACAACTCACAGGAAAGTCGAAAGATTGGAATATCTTGAAGCTGACGAAATGGTTTATTAACTTCAACAAATTTAATTTCAAACAAGCCTTTTGTCAAGGGGAAATAGATAAGGTCGCCTTCTAGCGGTCTAGCGCTATTTTCCGAATATCCGTACTGACCTATAAGTTGGTTCCAGCGAAGGTTGGCTATTACTAAGTTTACACTGTCACGAATTTCTAGACCAAACTTGGATAACAGCTGGCCGTCACCTTCAAATCCGTCAACACTCTCAACATACATTTCAATCTTATAAGCTTTTTCAAATACGCTTATAAGATCTTCGTTAAGGATCAAATCCTTCTTAACAATTTTCCGAGGGATATAATATGCATCCGTACCATATATTTGAATGGCTTCAATTATTAACGACTCGTAAAGATCTTGCTCTTGACGAGTTCCGTTTTGAAAATATTGGTTGGTTGCCATTATCCAATAAAGATGTCAAGAGGTTCTTCATATTTGAGCTGCCACGTTTCTTTAAGCTCTTTAATATCAGCAGTTGCTTGTTCATATATCGCTGAACCGTTGATTGTGACACCACCTGGCAGTTGCATTCCTTCAAACTTACTGAGGTTTTGTCCCCACTGCTTTTTGATAAGAAGCGTAAGAAGTTCCTTTAAACCCATGTCGTCAAAAACATCTGGATAGCTAGAAGGATTTACCGTTTGAAAGGTTTCAAAAATAATAAAATCCCCTTCCGCTACATGGTCTGCAATATCAGCGTGAAACTTAACGGTATTCTTATGACGGTTAAATGACATTGCCTGACCATGACCGTTAAGAATGTCTTCAACCAAGCTCATGTATTGAGATGTAAGCTCGTAGTTTAGCAAACCACCAGGGTTCCGCATCCCAAAGAAATCGTTGAGATACATTTGGTATTTCGCATTAAATAATGAAGCGCTGGAAAAGTCTTGAAATTCAAGAACCCGCACAATCGAAAGAACCGCATCGGGAACTTCAATCTCATTACTTGCAAGTTCCCCTGCGGTTACTTCATGCTTGATTAAGGTTCTAACTGCGGCATCAGAATGGTATTCTTGCCAAAATTGAATTGCTTCGTCAATGCGATCTTCAATCTGATCGTCGTCAATATTAATCTCAACCACTGGTGCGCCAAGTGCTCTTAAACAGTAGTCAGCTAATTCGCTTCTAGTTGTTGGTTTAGCCATACAACTATTTATATAGTTTGGTTGTTAGGAACGACCATAATTCCCTGGCACTAACAAAAATTAGTGGCGGCACTTCCGGCCAATCCCAGCAGAGATTAAAACCGTTATACCAATAACCACACCCATGAGAATATCATCTGTTGCATTCTTTAGTGTCTCTGAGGGCAACCCAAGATCCTCGGTCTTTTCCCTATACCAAAAGCAAATACCAAGTAAAGCTTTATACGCAAAGATGGTAATAATCAGGAGTAAAAGAATCTGAGAAACAACTTTCATTTATCCTGATCATCACGATTTAAAAACGGTATGAATCGAGTAGGATTTGCCGAAACCTTTTTAGCTACAGTAACAATACCTGTAATAACCTCTGGAGATATAACGCCAACAATACCGTAAATCACCGCTTTATACAAACTAGAAATATCAGTTTGCTCTAAGATATACCATGCGATGCCACTTGATATTGCAGCTGCAGGAATCCTTTTGCAAAGAAGCTCAAATGTAATATTTTCTTTTGAGGAAAGAATCCTTGCAATCATACCCGACGCACCAATAAGTGGAACCAACCAGCCCCCATCCAAAAAGGCTTGAAATAAGGATTTTTGAGGCTCTTGCATAGATGTGGTGAATAACAAATATTTATACAAATTGCGATCTTAGCATTGTACAAATATAGTTTTTTATAAGACAAGTCCCACACTTGTCAATGCCTCATAAAACAAGTTGTATCTCATTCGGTATTTCTTTTTAAAATGTTCCAAAGAATCTTCGTTGAACAGATCCTTTACATCAAAGGAATCCATGTCAGTGTTCAAATACGGCATACCAACGAGCCTAGCAATTTCAAGTAGCCGCTCGTCATTATTAAACCACGCTGATGGCCGGATAGCTGGAAAAGTACCAGCCTGCAAAGAAAGGATCGCACCATGCAGCCGGGAACCAATATAATAATCATGCATGGATAGTACCCCTCTCCAAGTATCAAGATCATTGGGAGCATAGATCTTGTCCATTCCATCTATTTCAAATGGATAATTTAATACCGAACCATCCGCTTCGTTTATCTTGATATTAACAAGGTCGGAGGGTCTTGCTTGAGGTGGAACTTCAATATTTGAAGGAGTGTCAAATTTGTAAGATGCCTGACAAAAATAGTTTACAGATTTAAATGCGTTGAAAGCTTTAAAATAAGATTTATTCGCCAAATTACCTCCTGTAGCTAAAATAGAATCTTTCGCTGGCGGTAAGGAAATGGCGTCTATTGAATTTGGAAAGGAATACAGTGCTGGGCACCCCAGCGCAATCGAGTCGATGTTAAAAATTTCTTTTAGGGTTTTCTTTGTTTCGTTACCCCTGACCGAAAAAATATCCGCGTTATCTGCCATCCAGTGCAATAGTTCGATTGTCCTTGAATCGAAATCATTTTTGGATAGGTTTGGATTCCATTTAGTATAGGTATTCTTTTCACACCCGTTTCCCAAACAAACTAATTTGCATTTTTTCAATTTTATTTTTGCTAACTCCTTCGCCACTTTGACGTCGACTCCCCTCGGAATATTCGTTATCCAGCACGCCGTGTTAATAATCACAAAGTCAAAATTTTCATCGATGGTCTTATAATTTCTTACCAACTCCTCTCGCGAAATACGGCGCGAATTATTTTGATCATATTTAAAAATCTTATATATGCTCTCCATCCATACTAAATTTCCACGATTTCCTCCGTGTTTTTTAAAGAAAGACGGATCATTCCATTGAGTGGAATCAGTTTCTGCTTTATATGGATTTTTAAGTTTATCCCCAAATCCAGGCTGATACTGACTTACAAATGCTATACGTGGAAGATTACTATCGCTCATGTATTTAAGTATAATTTAATATCCTCAGAATATAGCGTTGAAACAATCTCAAGTGATTCATCATTATAATGATCCTTCCAGCTTTCTTTTTCGTAATTCCCCGCATTGAGATTTGGAAACTTATGACCTTCAAGACCCAACCTTTTTGAAATTAAAGTAAAGTCCTCTTCAGCAGTTTCTAACCTACCAATAAAATCTAATTTAGAAATCGGCAAAATTTTGTTATATGGCTTCCAGTGAAGATCACGAAGAATATTGTCAGGATGATCGCCTAAAAATCTTATAAACTCAGAAAAGCTGTACCCTAACAAATCTCCAAATTGTCTATAATACAGATCACGCGATGCGTCTTCAGGCTTTCGATCAATCTTAATCTTCTCATCCCAGCACGAAACTAACCGACGGTATGGGTTGCGAATAAAAGAAAACTTAAAGTAAGAATCAAAGATGTCTTCATACTTTTCAAACTCCACGCGCCTTCGGTCTTTTACGGATAGATACATCTCGTTTTCCTCTAATTTGAAATCGCCTTTTTCTAGAATGTCTAAAAACGAACTGGTTCCACACTTTGGAACGTGAAAATATACAAACTTCCCAGTCGAGGAATAGGATGACTTATAGTTTTTTTCTTTCATTTTTTAAATTTTCCGAAAGTTACTCCAACATGGTTTCGAGCTAATCAAA